GGACGGGGCAAGGGCAAGTGGGATTGGTGAAAAGCATCGTGCAAGCACGGATGATAACCCATTCCTCCCTTCTTGCCTCGGCGCCCTGCACGCCGCCGCCGAAGCGGTGCAGTGCCAAAAGCACGGGCCACGGCACGGCCAACACCCTGTTGGATGCCGCGAAGAGCAGTGGAGTCGGGAACAGCTCGGCGCGGGGCACGGCGCCTTCGCTGTTGCGGTCGTGGGCGAGCTCGGCGAGGAGCCCGGGCCATTGCAGGATTACAGGGATTCCGGTTCCAAAGCGGTTAGGAAACGGAATCAAGCGGCAAGGACTCTAAGTGTTCGTGCCACATCAAGCCACCCGTGGCGACGACGCGGTGATGAACAGCGTAACTGTGGTGCTGCCATCATAATAACCGAAAACACGATGGGGAGTAAACAAGTAGTTGAAACCGCCCAAAGCGATCTCAAAAACCCCAAACGCATCTCCCCGGGTGCCACGGGCACCACTCGAGGAAGAATTAAAAGTGGCCCAACCACCTTGTTTGGTGTTGGCGCCACCCGTTTGGAATTTAAACTGCACACACCACTCGGTTACTCCTCGCCATAAATAAGTGTCGGTTATGGCAATCTTGTTGGCTGCCGTAGCTGCAAGGCCACCTTGGTTATAGAAATAACCAGTGGGGTCTGCGCTAGTGCCATCATTACACCATATCCAACCACGAAAATCCGCGTTCGCCATCCTGTAAAGTGGCTTGGGAAATTCACGAACCTGTGCCAAAACTCCTCAGTTTAAGCCAATCATTCGTGTGGAGACCCATATTTCTGTACCTTGGCCCATTCAACCTTGGCCTGATTCCAATAATAATCAGGCTGTTGGCGACGGACCTCTTTGCTTTGGAGATGTTCGCAGCAAAATTGACATCTCCAAACGCCATGCAAATAGGGCATATGCCAACCATGAACGCAATATTCATGTGACATCCTCACTCTATTCTCCAGTGCCAGGGGACACTGGCCTAATGGGTGGTCCTTTTTCCGACAGTAAATGCATTTGGACTTTCCGGGCTTCCACTTGGGCCCCTGCACCCAGCAGATATCATCTTCCGAACGAACTGGTATGCTCGATTCAGAAGGTTCCTTCGGTGATCCAAACGCTTCTGTCTGCGTTGCTGCATCGACGGTCGCGGGTGTACGGTCCCCGGCCCTCGGAAATGGGGAATCGCGGAGAAGCCGCTCAAGCTCGGCGATCCGTTCGTTTGCAGCAAGCAACTCGGACTCACATACAAGAGTGATCCGCCCGTCGGATCCGACACTAAGCGCATCGTATCCAGACATGATGAATTCGGGTGTTCAGAATTGGGACTCCTGATTGCTTAACCTGGCAAAACTTGCATAAGTGAAACTGCGTGATCTCGCTCTTTCATGGGGCTCTGGAGCTAGTCGCACTATTTCTCCGCCCCCATGACGCGCTTAACACGCGTGCTGCACCACAGACGCTCCCGTAGCCTCTTCCCACAGGGATGCAGAATTCAACTCAGTTTTCAACGTCACTTCGACAAGTGCTGCCGTCTAACTGGAAAAACCCCCACGAAATGGCATCCTCCCCACCACGCACCATCGACCCAGCCGATCACGGGCCTCAAAATGCGCATGCAGGACGGGGGACCGAAACACGCAAAATGCGTGCAGTGCTGGCAAACACTCCGGGCGTCACTCCGGTTCGGCTGGCCCTCACCGGGCAGAGGGGACTAGCACAACCCGCCTCCACCGCCGCAGGCATCAGTATGCCGCCTAGCTCTTCAACGCGCCGTGCAGAACGCGCCTACTGAACCATAAGGTCACTCCTTCGGGTTTCGCCGCCCTACGGACGCAAGAGTTCGCGGTAATTTGCGATATCCTGTGCTCAGGTACCTCTTACGCCACAATTACCCCCAATACTGATGATGGGGCACACGGAGTTCTAATCCCTCCTTCGGCAGCAGGAGGGAGGAGTCCCGATAGCACAAAGGCTATTAGGTGAAACCTAATTATTGCCGCTTAAAACCTGTACTTTAACGTGGCACTTGTTTAACGTCAGCCGGTCCACGAGTCCTGACGGTGAAACACAGCCTGCCTAACTACGGCGGGCGCGCTCATACTTCACAGGATCCCAAAGAGCTGTGGGGATCAAATAGCGCGCACTCTCATCCGTGGGGGTGTCAAATTCGCAAGAAAGGAGTTTCGCCTCTTGGATCTTCGAAAAGCCTCCAAAAGTTGCAACCGAAAGCTCCCGCATACTCTCGCTCATCACCCCAGCGGCATGGCTAATTTCATGCAAACGATCCTGCACTGATTGGCAAGGATTAATTCCCAGCTTAACAGCTGAATTACCCTCGATCGAAAAGTCACCGGCTTCTTTCACATGCGCAAGCCCCAATTCGGCAAAATACCTACTCATGGGGCCGCAATCCACAAAGTTCTCAGCCCGGGCCAGCATAGCAGCGGCACCAATGGTGTGAACCATGTGGGGATTGGCTTTCGCCTCCGAGGAACAAGTCCAACTCGAGGAGGCGATGTTGCGGGGAATCTCAGGCACGAAAGTGCCTGTAGGACCATCACGAGAAAGAAGAAAGTCGAAGCCTGTGAAGGTGAAAAACTTATCAGCATAATTCAACTTCATGCGGAAACCAAGCGAAGTCCATGAACGCTCCACGAACTCCTCATTTAGTTTCTCGGTGGTTGACAAAGCCGAATCATCACCCTCAAATGAATACTTAAGGGAATACCACTTCCCATCAAAGGCAGAACAATACCTTGTGGGCAGTTTCCTTCCCTTATGCTTGATCATTTTCTCGGGCTCAAGGCAAACAACACTCAGCCAACAAACCAAGTTGATCAAAAAATTGAACGAACTGGTTCCACGATGGCCAGATTGGCGAATTGATTCGATACACACCTTCAAAGGGCAGGTGTACTTCCGATTATCAACTTTCGCTTTGCCTTTCAAGACCTTCTTCTTCATATCCTGCAAACACTGGCGCATCCATCCAGGGGGAACTTCAGGATCAGAGCCCAATACCTCAATGATATGCTCAATGATCCGATTCTCCGTCATGGATCTAATGCCTATGTTGCAGCA